GATATGAATCACTTTGTAAGGGAAGAATTCTTTAAGCTCGGTACGAATAGTATTCATGATATTGAATAGATTGTTCCAATCAATTTCAGACTCGTCACGAGATTTGCGACGGTTAGCTTTGTAGTAGGGGAAAGCTTCTCTCCGCCAAGAGTTTTTGCCATCACAGCAAACTACAATCTCACCGTATTCTTCGGTAAACTTTTTGCGGTTTGCCCTGATTGAGTTTAAGAACATATGTCGAATGAGATTCTCATCGATATCAATGTTCGTGTGGTTACCTATACTTGCGAATAGCGAAGCAAGGATAACCTGGTTATAATCAACTAGGATTGCCATAATATTGTCTCATGTTTCAGTTTAATCTAAGTATATATTAATACTCATCCTCTTCATTGTCAACCATTAATTCATCAATTGATGCAATATTTTCATCAAATTCTATAGAATCTTTGGCGAAGTCCTGTAGAGGATGTTCGATCTTTTGAGTTAATAGATGTAGAGATCGAATAGACTCTAGAATTAAGATCATGGATGGGAAATACGTCTTTATGTCTTCATCAAAGCGACACCCAGATCTTACCAACTCTGCTAATACCTGTTGCCAGAGCATTTCAGAGATTTCTTCAGAGTATCTTATACGATATTCGTCAAGCTTACTCTTTAGTTCTTCCGCAGATTGTGGCGGTGCGTCCAACTTCATCTTAGGAAATTGGACGACATTATCGTCAGCCATTTTGCAAGTCTCTCAAAAGTTTAGTCCAAAGTTGACTATATGTTGCAATGTCGTTAGGAGTCAAGCCAAAACGATCTGATCTTGTAAAGCGATTAATCCATCCAGCATCATTCTTCTGCTGCTCAAGTACTGACTTTGCAATAGAATATGCCATGTTTGCATGGTCTTGCAGGTTCTCTGTATAGTCATACATGATAGTTGCGTTTGATGCTGTTTCTGGAAGTGCACCATAGTTTGGATGGATACAAACCAAACCAGAACGAATTGCTTCGATAAGTGCAATACAAGATGTTTCTTTCCAAATGCTTGGATACAAAAAGATGTGCGAGTTATCTAACGCTTCTAGAACTTCATCATTTGGAACAGATCCATGATACGACATGTTTGAATGACGAAAAATCTTTGTGAATAGATCTACATACGGATCATCTCGTTGGGGCCAGCCATAAATCGCAAATGAGGAATATACATCTAAATGAATGTTCTTATATTCCTTAGCAAGCTGATCTACCACTGCATAGACTATCTCCAGACCACGGTGAGGAGTTGTATGATAGATGAATCGAATGGTTTCAGTATTCTTTTCTTCTGCAGTATAACGCTTCTCAATAGCATTGGGAATTACTGTACACTTTGAATATGGAATGTTGTAATACAAAATATATTGATCTCGTTGCCAAGCAGATACAAATACAAAATGGTCGAACTTTTCCCACCCGCCGTCTAGCAAGATTTTGTTTTCAGGATCTTCTGCAAGATCGTGCGCATACAAAATGTTTTTTACATCATTAGGTATTTCTCGTGGCCTTGAGAAATGAATTGCCACATCAGTAAGAAGGTCGAAAGGAACATTGTCAAGAAGACGCTTGCGCATCATCTCTGTGCCACCTTTAGAGTTTTTAGATAGCTCTGTTTCGACAACATGTCCTTTATGAATCATACTCATTATAGATTAAACTCCGTGCTAAATTCTTTAATAGAATCCCATCGAAATGAACGCCAACCACCTTTGTCTGTATCCCACACTGCAAGTGCATTTGGATTCGGTTTTTTCTTCTGAATCTCTTCTTCAATATCTTTTTGCGCGGGAAGTATAGACTCGTTTAGAGTGCAGTGCATGATACGGTTTTCACCGTTTGCTTTAGTAAAAACAACTTTACATACACCATTCTTAAGATCTTTTATAGTTTGTTCTTTATCAATGTTCATCATAATCTCCAAGTTTATTTATTCAACGTAGTGTAGATAACTTCCAATAATATGCTTATCAGTTCCCTTCGGCATTAAACCAGCATGCGGATATGTCCACATCGGTGGAAACATAAGCAACCTTCCAGGCTTTCTTTGAACCGCTACCTCTTGATCGTAGAGAGCGGTTTCACCGCCATCACCTTCATCAAGATATAAGAAGAACACAAGAAACCTTTTAATAGTTGCTAGATCACATGCATCGATATGTGGTTTAAACTCGCCATGATCTGCTTTATAATACTTCATTCGTATCGCTTCAAATCCATAATTTTCCGGCATTTGAATCTGCGACATCTTGCAGTCATATGCATATCTATTAACATAGTGTTCAAACACTTCCATCAAGAAAGCGATCTCTGCCTCGAATATGCTGTTGTGGTTTGGTAAATTGATTTGATTGAATATAAAAGTTTCGTTATCATGATACTCCCAACAATCTGGGTTTGCATGAAACTTCTCAATCAGGTGATTACAGTATTCCTCAGGAATTACGTTATCATATATTTTTACATACTTAAAAAGTGCTTCATTCATTTGTATACTACTAGATCTAAATCCTTATCAAGAATATCAAAAACGATATCTGTCATTTCACGAGTTGGGTCTAATCTCAAGTAAGCAAAAACTCTGTCCATAAAAATGAGCTCTTTATTGTTTTTGCTAGCAATCTCTAGACCTTCAAGAAATGTTTCGATATCATATGGATTTTCATAGAATATCTTCTTTTTGAAGTTCTCTTTGTTTATTTGTTGTGACATTGCCTTCCTTTTCGTAAATCTCTTGCAAGACGCTATGAAAGGCTCCGATGTTAGAATTGTTGTGGATACGATATGTCTTTACATCAAATTTCTGAGGTAGAACATATTGTTGATGAACCGGCGTTCTAAATTCATTCACATATTCGTGAATTAGGTTACCGTCAAAATAGCGTCGTGAATCTGTGGAATAGTCGCACCCTTCTCGTGTGAGTTGAACGAGTACGAAATTATCGGAACCAACTTTATTTATAACTGGTACCAACTCATCGATGAAGCCGCCATCTGAGATACAATAGTCCTTACCATTTACAATCTCATCAGCAACTGCTTTACCGAAATAGTCTAAACCACGTTTAGGTTTTATCACTTCTTCAGACACATATATCATTGCTTCACGAACAGACATATGACCTAATAGAGCAGAAGGAACTTCTTTTTCAGCTCGGTTGTCATACCTATCCATGAACCAAGATTCTTGAACATCAAAATATTTAATTGTTTCTTTATACAACTGATACTTAAACGAAAGGTGTTTAAAACCCTTCGCCTTAAAAAAAGCTGCAGCCTCGTCTTTACCGGCACGAGGAGGGCCGTTGAAAAGTATAATCATGCAAAGCTATCCGACACAATCTTCATAATATCATCAGAGAAGGCATTTTTCCACTCTTGCGGAGTCATCCCTGATAAAATAAATTCACGATCTTCTTGCCCAAGATAAGGAGCAAGCTCTGTAAGACTGCCGTATCCAGCTTGATACTCAGCATAGTCTCTAGGGTCGATGTTGATATTGCGAGTACGCTCAACACCTGAGAACACGGATTTGCGCTTAATAATCATAGTTTTACCTTTCACTTAATATAATTATATATTACACCAGTTGCGCTTTTTTGTCAACTTTTTTTAGTGATTGAACATGAGAACGATGTATCTTTACTTGAAGTATGCCGTTATAGTACTCGTCGTTTAGCAATACTTCTCTTTCCATTTGTTCTTTCAATTCGAGGTAACTCATCTCGCCTTTACTCTTACACAGATGTAAGATTTCGCGTTTAAAGTTGTCTCGTCCATGCTCTTCCACTAAAGCGTTAACTTCTTCTGAAGAACCAAAATAGTCTTGCCAATTAGACTCAACGATCTTAGTTCTACGTCTTGTTTTACCTTTGAGAGGAGGAAGTCTGCGTTTAGAAATAAGCGTCTTCTTACCAACGTATTTCTTGTTGTCAGATAAGTTTGTAATCAAGTACACGAATCCGACATAGTCTTCAATCATCTCAGAGGTAAATTCCTCTCCATTATAATACCACATATAAAAATAGTCCAATATTGTTTTAATGGACTATTTATTGGACTTATTAGACTATTTGTTAAGCATTCTCATGCAAGTAAATACAGAATTTTCATTTAAGCAATCAGACCAAACGTGGTATGTGTAGATAGAGATACCACCTATGATTACGACGATACCTACTACTTGTAAAAGCTCTTTCATTTCATTTTTCCATTTCTTGACTTAATTCAAACAGTTCATCAAGCGCCTCTGCCCGTGGATCTTTAATCTCTTCAAAGCTTTCTTCAATATACCGCATATTGTATTGAGAAGGATAATGCTTGAGTAATCTACGAGCTTCTTCACGAATAGCTTTTGGCACTCGAGGAGAGTGACTAGGAATACATAGTTTTAAAAGAAACTTTTCAGTGTTTAAGACTGCGTTTGTTCTTTCAATAGGTAACGTCATATCACCTCCGCATATTTGCTATGTCTTTTGCTTCGTCTGTTCCTCGCATAATCGGAACGAGATTGGACTTATGCATGACGCCGATACCGACGAGGAGATCGCCTGTGTATTGCTGGGGTTCTTTTCTGGCAGTCGATCCTGTAGGTATTGTGTCCGACGTCTTGAGGCTTGGATAGCTCTTTGTGTCGCGGACATTCGGTTTGGCTGGCGCATAGTCTAACTCCTTTTTCTTCCTCTTGAGATTTCCAGATATGTAATCCACATAATCTTGTAATTCGTCAAATTGAAGACTATGCATATTCTTACGACGCATGTCTTTGTTGTACTGTCGCCACTCAATCTCAACCTTTTTCATATCAAGCTTCTTACGCTTTTTATGAGATTTACCGTGGACCTGAACACCTTTAATCATGTGCATCGACATAAGCTTACACCTTTCATCATCATATAAGTATATACTATACTAAACTAAAACAAATGTCAACCCTTTAATGCAAAAATTTTAGTCTAGCCTCTAATTCATCTATATCTTGTATATAGTAGCCATCCATCCAAATTTGTGGTACCCATCGAGCTTCTTTTTGAAGTCTCTCGTTAAGCTCAGTTCTGTACTTAGTGTACTCAACATTTTTGTACTCGTATTCGCGCTTATTCTTACGAGCAATTTCTACTGCTTTCTTGCAGTTTGGGCAGTTCTTTTTTCCGTAAATTTCAATCATGGGTAATCCACTATAAAGGCGCCATCTGTATGAGACATAGCGAGATGCATTTCATTAAACTGTTTTGGTGTCATTTGAATGACTGAAAATCTTTGCATTTCTTCAAACCATTGTCTTATATAAACGATATCATCATACATTAAAACCTGCACATCTTCATATTGGCCCGACTCGTCTAATATGGTTATTGCAGTTTCATCCCAATCAAACTCTGTTGTCCACATCTAATGCTCTTCCCAATATTTTAACAACTCAATATCGCCATCATCGTTTACTTTTGTTTTGATAAACTCATCTTTAATTAAATTATCAATGGTTTCTTCGATGATTCTTGACATGTTCTCTCTCCAGAACATCCAACGACCAAAAAATGTAAATATAACCGCAGTTGCTAATAACCATAAATTCATTGGATCAAAAGAGATTTCTATCATGTGTAACCTTTCAGTATTTCCCAAGTTTCTTCCCATCCACTTACTTGATGGTTAGTTCCTTTTTTGTTTGCATTGGCTAAAGGATAATCATTTCCACCTTTATACATTGCATCCCCAAAGAAAATCACATGATCATCCTCGTTAAAGTCTTCTAGGATCTGAGCTTTGTTTCCACCAGTCCTATGTATATCTATACCAGTTTCACCGCCGATAGTTGCAGTAATTCCATCAAAATCAGAATTAATTTGATAAGCAATACTTTCTCTTTCTCGATGCTCTTTGTCCCAAACAACATATTCAGCTCTTTGCTCCTTAGTTGCACCTCGACCTAAGATACTAAAGTTAATCATACCACGGCGTTCTTCGATATGAGTACCTGTACGAAGAGGGAAACCGCTTGCCTGTAACCAGCCATTCATTAGATCATACAATTCTTTTGGAGGTGTGAACTCTTTTGAGTTAACACGCTTACCTTTAAACCATACATCATTGCCTTGACAGTTGTAAACAGTAACAACACTTTCACAAATCTCATTACCAAGCTGCTCAGCGGTTTTTGGATAATCAGATCCGGTTACAAGATACACTTTTTCTTTTTCAATGAAATTTGAAAACCAAGCTTCAAACTGTGAATCAATTTTACCACGGCTTGGTGTCAAAGTACCATCCACATCAAACACAAATTTTCTCATTCATCTACCTTTATACACCAAACTGTTTCGTTGTCTGCCCAAGGCTCATGAACCGCGGCATAAACTGTTGCCTCGATTTCACATTTCATTCGAGATTCATATAGAACATCAGATACACGAGTATATTTAGTATCGCCACTAGCTAATGCAGTTACAACGTATAAAGCCCAAAGATATTCCATTATTCCCGTCCTGTCCAATGTTTACGATTATGTGCTTTGTTAGTAAGATCAGAAAAGCGATCAGCGATTTTTCTAAGCTCAGAACCTAGAGTGTTGTCTGCTTCTTCCATAATACGAGCAACGTTATGCAAAGTAACAAGCATGTCTTGATCTTGTAAACGGATTTCAGTTGTATCGTAAATATCGTTTACAGCTTCGTAGGAAGGATAGCCTTTTTCAAATACCGGTTCTCTCATTTAATTTCCCTTTCTGCAACCCGTTTACGTAAATCGCTAGACGAGAAGCGGTGGTCGCGTTTGTTGAAATATAGCTGGATACCCCGCTTCTTGCAAATATCCTTGCCCGTGAAATCCTTTTCTTTATACTCATCTCCAAGTATCCTTACATCAATATGATACATAGCTAATATATCACATAAATCATCTTCTGTCAAATAAGGAATGATCTCATCAACGTAAGATACTGCTTTAAGTTGAGTATAGCGTTCAACCACTGTTTGAATAGGTGCATTCTTTTCTTTGCGATCTAAGGCTGGGTTAATTTGTAAACCACAAATCAAATAGTCACATTGTTCTTTTGCTTCACGCAACATTTGAATATGCCCAGCATGCAAAAGGTCGAATGCACTGCATGTAAATCCGACTTTCATTTTCTTCCTCTCACATCTTTATTATAGTTTTGAACTTCTCCGAGAATAGATAGATCACCACCAAGTTGTTCTACAGTTTTTAGTATTGCAGATACATCTTTTGGAAAGCAATGACCTCCATATCCTCTTTCTTTTGTCACTTTTGTATGACTTGTACCTATTCTATCATCTAAAGCCGTATATGTCAACACTTCATTTGCGTCAACACCAGTAGCTTCGCACACGTCATACATTTGATTAAAGAAAGCAACCTTCGCCGCAAGGAAGCTATTCCTAAAGTATTTAGTCAAAATTAAAACTTCGGGATCATGAGTAACTACAGTTGTACCAAGTCTCATACTGAGAATACCAGCCCAGAATGCAGTGTCGCCACCGCCAATATAGGTAAACTCTTGTTTCTTAAAATCTTCCATTGCATGCTCGGCTCTAAGAAACTCTGGTGAAAAGGTAAGCTTTGCCTTAGGATAAGCCCTTTTCATTAATCTCCAGCCTTCTAGAGAGATCGTGGACTTAATTAGAATAGGCACATCAGGAGGTACATCTTCTATGATGGAATACACATTCGACATGTCACAAGATCCATCTGTATCCATTGGTGTACTAACGCATACGATGATGGCATCCATGTCTTTACGCCAATTTCCATATCCTTTATCAGGATCGTAGATATAAGTTTTTACATCTCCGCCTTCAAGAGCAAGAGCATGCGCCATACCTACAAAGCCGTATCCCGCTATTTGTAATTTCATTTATCAAACTCAATAGGGAACGGAGAAGAGATACCAGCAGAATCTTTTTTTTCTTCCCAATCGTGGATATGTTCGAGTTTCTTTTCTTTCGTCCAGTCTTTGAGATAGTCATTATCACGATCAAACAACTGAAGAACACGAGGCTCATCTAAGATAAAAGTATCAACAATTTGCTCACCCATCCAACTCTGAGAAAATTCATTTACTTCTTCGCACGTTACGGAGTCATTTGCGTATTCAATCAATGTTTTATCATCAAGCTTTACATCGGGAGACATGCCTTGCAAAGCGCTTACAGGAATTGCATATCTCTGCCTGAATTGACTTACTGCGGTTACAACTACGTATCTTTCATTTGACATTACGAGTCTCCAATGCTACGGAGTACCCTTCTTCTATCAAGCCATCATGAAAGAGAAGAGCCTCCTTTTGTTTATCGAAATAATATTCTGCTACAAGATTGTTATCTTTATTCCAAGCTTTTACGAGGTA